GGCACTGCATGAATAAGAAGTACATTTGGTACAGTTTCTGATTGGGAATAAACCCTGCAGGGTTTCGCTCGCACCAATCGCGCTCATGACACAGGAGAGCCATTCACCTGAGGCAGACACTGAAAAAGCTAGGCGGCAATGTGACGGAATCCATGCCAGCCAGCAATCGCCCTCACGTGCAGGCCCAAATGGAGAAATCCGGGCACTCGTTGCCGGGCGAAGTGCGCCTCAGGGCGAAGGATGAGAGAAATCCGAACAAGCGCGCAGGAATCGGGTATACGGGGCGACGGCGCGGGATCGAGACTTTACGGCACATTCCACAGCGGTATCCAAAAGAAAGAAGTCGAAAGGAAGACGGAGCTCCGTTGTCTGCCCGCCCGTGGCGGGGCAGAAAAAGATGGCGGATGTCGGGGGAGAACATATTCGTTCTGAAAACCCGAACCGGCCTGCCCGTGGGGCGGGCGGGCGGCGGGTCCGAAGATGGTTGTGACCCTAATAAAACACCCATTCCAAAGCAACTATTTTACATTCTTGAGTATTCGGTGCAGTTGCGAATATGTTTCTTGGCGTCGCACCTTTTGCCACACCTGGTTTCCATCGCCACATCGAGCGAAGCCGAGGCCAGGAAAGTGCGAACAGCGTGCGGATATCGCGAACATTTCCGGGTGGCGCGACAGGGGGCCTTACCACCGGAGCTCGCACACGAAATCAGTCAGATGTCGCCGTCACACGGTCCCGCCTCAGCCGCAGCCTTGCCCGACAGCCGCCGGTAGCGATCGGCCCACTCTGACACCGTCAGAACCGGGTCCGGCCGCAAGCCGGCGTGGAAGGCCTCCGCATACACTTCAGCCGCTGTTTGCACCCGCCAACTCCTCGAGCGCCCTCCGGATCTCGACGCTCAGCAAGTCATGGACTCGATCGACGTCCGTTTCCGCCGCCAACGTCGCCGCCAGGCGGTCAGGGATGTTCAAGAGGTTGTCGCGGACCGTGCGGCCGTTGGTAAACGCCGCCACCTGCACCTCGTCACGACTTACCAGTTTCGCCGTCCGCTCCTCGAACTCGATCTTGGCCAGCCGCGCCAGGTAGCTTTCGCGGATCGCCCGCGCGCGGAAGTAATCGAGCCCGCTGGACGCCGCCTCGGGTGACTCCCTCGGCACGGCAGCCGGAGCCTCGGCGGTTTCTCGCGGCTGGGCGGGTGCTGCTCGCGCCCGCCGCTGCCCGGGCCGCGTCTTCGCATCCCATTCGGCAGCGGCCCGGTCGCTGTCGATCAGACCGCCGACAGTAGGCGTAATCCGGCCGGAATGGATCGCTTTTTCCACGGCTGCCAGGCTCACGCCGCGATGCTTGGCATAGGCGCGCAGGCTCAACAGGGGCATCGAAATTTCTTCCGGCCCGGTGGCGGAATTCGCTTGCTTCTACGAGGAACTGAAGCGATGAATGGAGTCGCAATGAGGAACACCAAAGCGCATTCGACCACGCAACAAACCGCCGCCGGCTGCTACGCCGCGCGGTACGCCGAAGCTCAGGACCTGCTCAAGCGCATCGCCGCACGCCTCGCCGATCACAAGAAGCGGCAGGCCGCGCGGAGCGCCGATTGGGGCCACGCGGGCGACCTCGGCCGCATCACCCAGCAACTCGCCTACGTGCTGGCCGACCTGGGCGATGCGAGCGCAGTCGGCGCCAAGGGCCTCGCGTACTGACCAGCAAGGAGTCGAACCATGACCGCACAACCCTACATCGAATGTTCGATGTGCGATGAGGCGAAGCCGATCCACCGCGAGCTTGTGTTGACCAACCGCGAGGGGCTGCTCCTCGACAAAGTCCAGTTCTGCCGCGACTGCTGGAACGACATCCGGCAGTCGGTCGAGGACGCGAGCGGCCTCATCGACCGCCGCCAGGAGGACTGACGCCATGGCCATCACGCGCGAAGAACTGATCGCCTGGGCCACGCGCAACGGCTGGAAGCTCGACCGCTGGGGCCACCTCAAGAAGGAATTCTCGAACGGCACGCACCGCATCAAGCTGAGCCGGATCGCGGCGCGTCATGAAATCTCAACGCCGTGGGGTTGGGCGCGCCTGGCCAGCGGCTACTACAAGAACTTGCACCTCACCGCCGACGATCAGCTCGGCGGCATGACCCGATAGAAAGGACACCTGCTATGACCACGTTTGCCATCGACAGCGACAACACCATCACCGCCTACCTGGCCGGGGAGGCGATCCCCGAGGACCTGGCGCGATTCTCAAGCGAAAAGGAACTCACCAGACTCGCCGCCCACTGGCCGGCCGAGCGGCTGGTCGAGATCTGGAACGGCTTCGCCGGCGTGCCCCCGTTCGGCGAGCTCAAGCCAGTGAAGAAGTTCACCAACCGCAAGACCGCCGTCGCGCGGATCTGGCGCGCCATCCAGGCCCTGACGCCCACCCCCGCGCCCCAGACCGCCAAGGGTGCGCCGAAGAAGGCGCAGGCGAGCGAGGAGGCGGCCTCGACCGGCGGCGCGAAGTTCGCGCGCGAAGGCTCGAAGAAGGCCCTCGTCCTCGATCTCCTGCGCCGCCCGGACGGCGCGACTCTCGCCGACATCATGACCGCCACCGGCTGGCAGGCCCACAGCGTCCGCGGCTTCCTCTCGGGCTCGCTCGGCAGGAAGATGGGGCTCACGGTCGAGTCCCTCAAGACACCCGAGGGCGCACGGGCGTACCGCATCGCGGCCAAGTAGCAACATCCGCTTCACCCTCCACCGCCAGCCTCAGTCGCTGGCGGTTTCTCTCTTCTGCCGTACGATCCCTTCAATTCGTTCCTCCAGCAAAGCCTCCCGCAGGTCAGCTTCGGCCCTCCGAAGGTACAGACCGTTCAGGCGCAAAATGATGCGGCTCTCGAGCTCGGCCAGCTCCTTGCGCACCTCGGCCAGCAACGCCCGGTTCTGAAGGCTCACGTAGGTGGCGATCAGACCTGATGCCATGCCAATGCTAGGTATCAGCCAGGCAGTTAGGGTTTCAACAGTCACCGTCAGCTCCTGCAGAGCCCATTCGAAAGCTCGGTATTCCTATTGACGGAATACTGGCCTCATAATAGACTGAGGATTGATCCGCTCGTTTCGATGCCCCGAGACTGCCGCTCTGTTCGCCGATCAGCTTGTTCCGCGCTTCCGTCCGATCGAACGGGTGGCCCGCCGCAAGCTGCTGTATCTGCATGCCGCACGGCGGCTCGAGGATCTTCGCTGCCCGCCCGGCAACCGCCTGGAAGCTCTGAAGGGCGGCCGGGCTGGCCAGCACAGCATCCGGATCAACGACCGTTGGCGCATCTGCTTCGTCTGGCGTGACGGCGAAGCGCATGAAGTGGAGATCGTCGACTATCACTGAGGGCACCATGGCCAAGAAGTCACAGCAACTCGAACCGATCCATCCCGGAGAGATCCTGGCCGAAGAGTTCATGAAGCCTCTCGGGCTGAGCATCAACGCCCTGGCCCGCGACCTTCATGTGCCTCCAAATCGCATTCACGCCATTGTTCATGGCGAGCGTTCGATCACTGCGGATACCGCCCTGCGGCTTGCGGCGTACTTTGGCACCTCGGCCGAGCTCTGGATGAATCTTCAATCCGAGTACGATCTGCGTCAGGCACGCCGGACTCTGGGGCCCGAAATCGAACGCACGGTGCGGAAACGTCCGGCGGCGTAACCGGCGCCTGCTGTGACTCCCGCTCCCGCTGCAAGATGCGAAGCTCCTGCGCCCAGTCGTGCAGCGCGAGGCACAGGCCCGCGACGTCCGGATGGCCGGCGCGCAGCAGCGCCTCGGCGTCGGCCATCTCCCGTTCGCACCGCGCCACCTCACGCCGCCACTGGTCCTCGTTCCAGGGCGATCTCGTCAAACCCTCGTCCGTCGGATTCGAGCACGGCGCGCTTGCCGGAAAATTCTTCAAAACGCCGGATGATGACATCACAGTACTTCGGCTCCAATTCAATCAGCCGCGCCTGGCGGTGAGTCTTCTCGCAGGCGATGAGCGTCGAGCCTGACCCGGCGAACGGATCGAGCACCGTGTCACGGCTCTTGCTCGAGTTGCGAATGGCGCGTTCAACCAACTCCACAGGCTTTTGCGTAGGATGGAGCTCGTTTTTGACCGGTTTCCTCACGAACCACACATCGCCCTGATCGCGCGCGCCGCACCAGTAGTGGTCCGTGCCCTCCTTCCAGCCGTAGAGGATCGGCTCATACTGCCGCTGGTAATCGGCGCGGCCCATGGTGAACGTGTTCTTCGCCCAGATGAGGAACGTCGACCAATGGCCTCCCGCCTCGGTGAACGCCCTGTGCAGCGTGTGCAGCTCGGACGACGACATGCAGATGTAGACGGCGCCCTTGGTCACGGCCAGGATGTTCGCGCAGGCGTCGCGCAGGAAGGGTTCGAACGCGGGGCCGAGGTTATCGTTGGCGATCCGGCGATGCTTCTTTCGAAGCTTGTCCTTCATCGTGGCGCCGTAGTTCACCCCATAGGGAGGGTCTGTCCAGGTCATGTCGGCCAGCCCGCCGGCCAGCACCTTCTCGACCGCCTCCATCTGCGTCGAGTCGCCGCACAGCAGCCGATGATCTCCGAGCAGCCACACATCGCCCGGCGCCGTAACTGCCGCCTCCTGCGCCTCCGGGACGGCATCTTCGTCCGTCAGTCCCGCGGACTCGCCTTCCGGCTCCGCGAGCAGCGCCTCGATCTCCGCGTCTTCAAAGCCCAGCAGGTCGAGGTTGAACTCGTCCTCGCGAAGCGCCTCGAGTTCAACCCGCAGCATCTCCTCATCCCACCCGGCGTCTTGGGCAAGCCTGTTGTCGGCGATGACCAGCGCGCGGCGCTGCGCCTGGCTCAGGTGATCGAGCACGATCACCGGCGCTTCAGTCATCCCGAGCTTCCGGGCGGCCATCACGCGCGCGTGGCCGGCGATGATGACGCCATCGGCTCCGACGAGAACGGGGTTGACGAAGCCGAACTCGGCGATCGACGCTGCGATCTGCGCTACCTGCTCCTCGGTGTGCGTGCGCGGATTCCTCGCGTAGGGAATCAGCCGCTCCAGCGGCCAGCGCTCGATGTGGAGGTCCGGCTTCACTTCTTGGTATAGGGGGCCTCGGCCGGCGTGCCATCGGGGTTGGCGAAATGGGCGATCACGGCCGTGAGACCCTGCACCGCCGACAACGAGACCATGGCCCAGAACTTGCCGCGCCCGGGCAGCAGGTCGATCGAGGCATTCAAGCCCTGCGCCACCAGCGCCAGCATCTGAATGGCGACATTCAAAGAGAACTTCATTTTCGTCAGCTCCTGGAATTGTTTGACGAGCGGCCGCAGCCGCCACCACAGCCGCAATTCGCGGGTCATCGGCAATGCCTGGTCGCGGAGGCGGGAATCGAACCCGCGGCCTGCGGATTATGAGTCCGCTGCGCTGCCACTGCGCCACTCCGCATCTGAATTCGAGTCGTGAAATAGCGGGGCGGTCCGACACGGGGATGCCGAGCCGCCCCTTCCTTGCGCCCTTCAGGAGAAAGACTACTTGCCCTTGGCCAGCGCGTCGGCCACCGCAGCCGCGACCACCGCGCCGATGGCCTTGAGTGAGACGTCGTCGATCGCCACCGCCCGCGCCGTCAGCGTGTCGCCCGCACCGGCCTGGATGGGATTCCATTGGCCGTCGATGGCGATATCGCCGTGACGCACCGCTTGCTTGGAGACCAGGTTGGCCGTCTCGACGGCGTTCTGGAGCGCCTGCGAGGCGATCTGGTTCAGCCGCGTCTGCTCAGTGAGAGCCTGCCGCGCGGCCTGGATGTCCAGGTCCTGGTAGACGTCGTAGGTGCGCTTGATGTTGGCGAACGTCACGCGCTGGTTCTCGCTGTGCGCGGCCCCAGAGGTGGCGCTCGTGTTCTTGAACGATTCGTCGGTCCCGGTCTCGAACTCGCGTTCGGCCTGGTTCGGCGTGGCTACTTCTGGCATGGTGATTTACTCCTTCACGTGTTGGATGGAAATGGTTCGCCCGTCACCGCATGGACGGGCGTGAGCTTCAAGGTTTCCTGCATGCGGCGCAGGATCACGTCGCAGTAAGCCGGGCTGATCTCGACGCCGAAGCCTGATCGCTCGAGCAGCCCGGCGGCGACGAGCGTCGTGCCGCTGCCCGCGAACGGATCGAAGATCACATCGCCCGCGTCCGAGAACGCCTTGATGAAGAACTCCGGGATCGCGCGCGGAAACGGCGCCGAGTGGTTCCCCTGCGAGGACTCGGTCTTGGCTTCGATCACGTTTGAGGGCCGCGCGAGGCCTCCGTGCCGGCCCTCGAGATCGTTCGCGTTGCGGCGCGTGGTCTGCCAGGCCGCATGGTTCTTGCCCTTGTCGGCCGCCGCGCCGCGCGGCCCCGTGCCGAGCAGTCCGCTGCCCGAGGTCGATTTCGGATTGTCGGGCGAGTAGTCGAAGCAGTCGTCGGACCAGTGCGCTACCTCGCGCGGCCGGAACTTGATCTTGCGCTCGCGCGAGAAGTGATAGACCGGCTCCCAGGCGTTCTTGAAGCGGTTCGACCAGCCGCCCGGCACGCCGTCATCGGTCTTGCGCCAGCAGAATTCGTCCACAAAGCGCCAGCCCCACTGCCGCTTGTGCGCCAGCACCAAGTCCATCACGTAGGTGTGCCGCTCGCCATCTTCCGCGTGGGCTTTGATGTTGAGGAAGTAGGAGCCGTCAGGCGCCAGCACCGATTCGATCGCCGCGGCCACGTCCCGGAACCAGGCGACATACTTCTCGGGCGGCACGGGTTCGAAGCCGCTCGAAGGATCGTACTGCCGCTGCGTGGCGTAGGGCGGCGACGTGATCACTACGTTCGCCTTCTGGCCCTCGAACAAACGCGCGATGATGCCGGGATCGCGGCAGTCGCCGCAGATCAGGCGATGCGGCCCGATGAGCAACAGGTCGCCGGGCCGGGTGACCGCCTCCGTGGGCACTTCCGGCACGGAGTCCTCGGCGTCGTTGGACTCGGGCTCCGCGTCCCGTTCGAGCGACGCCAGGAAGTCGTCGATCTCTTTCTGATCGAACCCCGCGAGCGTGGCGTCGAACCCGGCATCGGCCAGTTCCTTCAACTCGAGCGCCAGCAGTTCGTGGTCCCATCCGGCCAGCTCCGACAGCCGGTTGTCGGCGAGGAGGTAGGCCCGCCGCTGGTTCTCATCGAGGTGATCGAGCACGATCACCGGCACTTCGGCGAGCTCCAGTTTCTTCGCTGCCAGCAACCGCCCGTGCCCGGCCACGATGCCGTCGCGCGAGTCGACCAGAATCGGGTTGCAGAAGCCGAACTCCGCAATTGAGGCCGCGATCTGCGTCACCTGCTCCTCGGAATGCGTCCTGGGGTTGCGCTGGTAGGGCGTAAGCCGCGCGAGGGGCCACAACTCGATGCGCCTCGCCATCGCTGGCGTCACGCGATCAACTGGCATAGCTCGGCACCCAGGTCCAATAGGCGACGATCAACCCCTCGCCCGCCGTGTTGGCGTCGACGAAGTAGTCCGACGGCCGCAGGTCGCCAGCAGCGGACTCGAGCACCAACTCATCGGCCACGCCGCCGCCCGCGCCCGTGGGCCAGAACTCTTTCACCACGCCGGCACCCGTGGCTTTGTTCATTCCTTGCAGGCCGAGGAACACCCGCCCCGTCTCGCCGATGACGGCGGCGAACCGGATCCGGTGGGCCCGGATCGAGGTGTCGGAGGTCACCCGGACGGGAGCTCCTGGCGTAGAGACCGCGATTCTTCCAAGCGATCGCGGCTGGAGGGAGGGAGAATCAGCCATGGTTTGCTGAAGGCCTCAACGGAGGCAGTGACAACCGACAACCGACCACCTTTTTTCCGTCGTGACGCAAGCGAAATCGTGCCACCCGACCACCCGCCGCCGAAAGTCTTTTTTCAGGTCCCAGGAATTGATTCAGGCGGCAATGCGGGAAAACCTCTCCAGGTACAGAGCAACCACGCGCGCCCGATGCTGCGGTTCGACACGCTCGATCCACTCCGCGTAGTCCAGGCGAGCTTTCCGCGCGTTGCAGTCAGGGCACACGATGACGATGTTGCGAAGAGAGTGCGCGCCACCGAACACCAGCGGGATCATGTGGTCCGTTTGCTTTTCCCCGAGATGGCAGTCGCAGTACGCACAACGTGTGGCGTCCTGTTTCAGCTTTGCGATCGCCGCTGCCGTGGCCGTCCCGTCGGAGTGATCCAGGAGACGCATCGTGCGTCTTTCGTCCTGCGCCAGCTTTCGATCCCAATGCGCAGCCTTGTATCGCTTGACGCGCGCTCGTTCGGACATCCGCCGGCGGGAATAGCTACTGCGATACTTCGCCTTCGCCTTTTCGCGGAAATCAGGATCGGTCTGGTACAACTCCTTCTCAGACAGCCGGAACGGCGCCAACCACTCCATTGCCCAACGCCTCCGGATCTGCTCAGCGAGCCGTTCCGCTTGGAGCATTGCTCTCTGCCGATGACGTTCGGGCTGCGGCAGATATGGAGGCAGTGTTCTGCCCTTCTTGAGGGCATCTGTTTCACGCTGTTGACGCTTGTACTCCGGCGTGGCCCACCATCCTTCATAGCCTGCCTCTTTGGCGATCTGATTCCGTTGCCGCGCTGCTTCCTTGGCCGCGTCACAACCCGGGCAGAGGGCTTTCAGCCGCCCACTGCGAGCGTACCGGCCCCAAGTCTCGACTGAACCGGCCCGTTTGCAGTGTCTGCATGTCGGCATTGGATTGCAGCTCGTCTCGAAACTCGGCGTTGCGTTCAGGCCATCCGCTCGGCTACGCGTCAAGAGCAATGCACCTGGTCGGCCGCTGCGCTGTTCGCACTAGACCCGCTGGATGGTCGCCATTGCCTCGCATCTTCGGAATTTCCGAAGATGACTCAGGCCCGCACCAGGCAATCGGTCACCACCTGCAAGAAGATGGGCCGCACCTCGTTGGGCGCATAGTTGGTGCCCCAACGCTCGCCTCCCAGCCGCTTCAAGTCCCAACAGACTCCGTGCTCGAGCCGATCCTGGAAGCTGTAGCGCGTGCCCAGATACGCCGTGCGCCGGAGCGGCTCTTCGCCCGGGCGCATAACGAGAATGGCGCGGTTGATGTGGCCCTTGCGATGCCGCACGACGCGCGCGATGAGTCCCGCCGCTTGGAGCCGCTCGAGCGCGCGCTCGGTGACGTGATCATAAAGTCGGCCATCGGCGCGGTAAACAGGAATCGCGGCGGCCATCGTCGCGGACAGACCTCTCGTGTGGAATCTGCGGGAAGGAGATTGGCGAGCGTCCCGGCGCTCGATCGAACTGATCTCTGGACCGCCCCACGCGACGTCCGCCCCGCGGTCTGCCTGGCGTGCTGGGCTTCCGTGTACTATATACCCGCCGCCCGTCCGGGGTGTCCTGCCGCCGCGAACTTTTTTCAGACACGCCGGATCCAGGGCTGTTCGACGTCCGGATTGTAGAAGTGCTGGCGCACGCCGCTGGCAAGAATGATCTCGATGGATTGCCGCGTGACTTCGCCGATCTGGTCGCCAGGCCGGAGGAGATGACCGAGCGCGCAGCGGCGCGAAAGAGGCTCACGGATTGAGCCTGCCGCAGCGTCGAGCAGATCTTCCGTCCAGCCCAGCGCGAGCGCCCGATCGCGGATTGCATCGACCATGGCCACGGCGTCAAACGCGATGTGTTCGGCGGCACGCGCGGGTCGCACCGGCTTGTCTGGTTCGGCGACGGGAGGCGCGTAGTTGCGCGTGTCGAGATTGCGAACGGCCTCGCGCAGTGTGTCCTCGCCGAAATGGGCGACGGCCCACTCGTGCACGGCATTGAACTTCTCGCGCAGCTCGTCGAACGCGTCCTGGCTGAGCCGCCCCGCGCTGGCGGCGAGCTTCGCCAGATTCATCCGCGAGCGGAGCCAGGCGTAGTATTCCGGATCCAACCGCCGGTAGGCCGTGTCGTTGATCTGGACGTCGCGGGCGAAGATTTCCGGCTGGCCGGTGGTCCAAGTGTCCAGGCTCGTGGAAACGAACAGGGTGGTGCACCGGGAGACGTGAACCAGGTTCACGTCTCGGCCGGAGACATGAACGTCGGAAGCCATTGATTCCGGGAGACTTGTCAGTTTAGGTGCACGTGGTGCACCGGGTGCATGGGGTTTCTCTCTTTTTCTAAAAAAAATGCATTCACATTTCTCTCCTCTCGCCTTGTGTGCGTATTTTTTTAAAGTAATTAACAGCAGGAGACGTGCACCACGTGAACCTAGCCGGTAAGTGGTTTCCTGTGAATGGCTTACGAGCCTCCATAGACGTGCACCTACACGTGCACCTCGTGCACCTCGTGCACCTCACCGTCGGAACCTCCATTCGCGCCGGCCACTTTCTCGGGCGTAGAACCGCTTCCACCCGTTCGCCCTCAGGCACCTAGCCACGCGGTTGCGGTCCATCTGCGTCCACATGTCGGTCTTCTTCTCGATGCACTGCGCGAGGATCTCCGGGATCGACACCGACTCCCGGCCCTCGACCCACTTGAGGATCAAGTCATCCCATGGATCGCCTTCGTAGCGTTCGGCCTGTTCCTCGGCCGCCTCGCGGTTGAGCTCCATCGAGTCGAGCCACCACGGCTTGCCCTCGAAGTAGAGGTAGGTCGCCTCGGCCCAGAGTTGATCCCGAATGATGGCGAGGCCATCCGTGTCGATCACCGCGGCCTTGCACTCGACCGGCCAGAAGCGGCGCCCGCCGGTTTCATCCCGCAGGTACGTCCCGTGATTCACGCTGCCGGAGAAGACGCACTGGCGCGGAGAGGTAATGAGGCGCTTGCCGTATGGCGGCCGGAAGCGGTCGATGGCCCGGCTCATGAACGCCTTGATTCGGCCAATCTCGGAGCGCGACATCGAATCCAGTTCGGCGATCTCGATCACCCACACGCCCCGGGTCTGGAGCGCCGCGTCCTTGGAGCCCAGATCGGCGATCTCATCCGTGAACCACGGCTCGGCCAGAATACGCAGGGCGGTCGACTTGCGGATGCCCTGTTCGCCTTCGAGGATCAGGCAGCAGTCGGCTTTCGATCCCGGCTCGAACACGCGCGCCACGGCCGAGATCAGCCAGCGTGAGCCGACCGCCGCCGCATAGGGCGAGGGATCGACACCGAGGTATTCCGAAAGCCACGATTCCAGGCGCGACGTGCCATCCCAGGTGAGTTCCTTGAGGTACGTCCGCACGGGATGGAAGGGGCACTCCCGCGCGACGGCTTCGATCGCCTGGCCCGTCACGTCGACCGGGACAAAGATGCCCTGGTGATGGAGCCACTCGGTCGCGAGTACGTCGTGGTTCGGGGTCCATTCCTCATGGACCTCTGCTCCGGGCTTCATCCACGGAGCGGGCTTGCGCAGCACGGTGCAGTTCGAGAATTCGTTGTAGGCGAGCGCGCCCGACCACTCTTGCGCTCCGCGCAAAGCCGTGATCGCGTTGGCCAGCACGGGCTTGACCGTGCCGTTGAGGTTCAAGAGAAGATCGTTGCGCCAGGAGCCCCCGCTGGGATTGACTGCCCGTACGGCTTGCGCGCCGGCACGCCTGCTCTTTCCGCCACGCGCTCCGTCGATCCGCACCACCTTCATCTGCTGCCGCAGGGCCGAGATGGGCAGCCGGCCCTTTCCGCATTTCTCCTGAATGAGCTTCAGGTAGCGCGGCTGCTCGATGGGGTCAAGTTGATGGACCTCGGCCAGGATTGGATCGAGTAGTTTCGCCAGGTCCTGCGCGTCTGGCTGCAACTTCGCGATCGCCATCTCGAGCGGTGTCTGCGCGGCGGCGAGGATCGCTTCAAAGTCGGCGGCGGTCTTTCCCGAGGCGAAGTATTCGTTGACGTCAATCTTGGCATCCACGCGGAGCGCGTCGACTTCAGGACTGCCATCTGGTAATTCGGCGAGCCTGGCGCGCGCCGCGGTCTGCTTCTCGCCGAGCGGCAGGATCGCGACGCGCGTGGTGATCCCGTGCCCGGCCAGCCGGCGAGCCGTCTTCATCGCGCCTTGAAGTCCGGCTTCGGAAACCTCGTTGTCCTGGCAGATGTAGACGGTCTTCACGCCCGCCAGTTTCGAGATCAGCCGGTCCCAGTCCGCCTCGCGGATCTGGACGGTGACGGGCGAGACGGCCGCAAAGCCGTGCTCGATGAGGGAAATGCAATCGGTCACGCCTTCGGTGATGACAATGCGGTCGGGGCCCGTAAGCAGGACGTCCTCGTTGTAGAGCACATCGTTGCGAAGACAGGCCGCGACATGGCTGTGGTTGCGGTCGTTGCGCACGGCCAGCTTCTTGTACTTCGACTTCTCCCACTCGTGATCGGGCGTCCACGGCGTGCGGCGGCCGATCAGGAAGACGACATGGCCGCGGCTCCAGTAGGGAAACACGATGCGGCGGTCGAAGAAGGGCACGATGCCGTCCTGCGCCGTCGGCCGGAAGGCGGAAGTCGCGGTCAACTCGCGCGGCGTGAACGCGGCGGGCCCATCCATGAGCTGGCGCGCGGCAGTGGGCGAGCCGTCCTCGGCGTAGCCGATCTTCAGCCGCTCGATCGTCTCCTCGCGAATGCCATACTGGGCGCGGAACCACGAGTAGACTTCCGCATCGCTCACGAGCCGATGGTGGTAGATTTCGGCCAGCGCGGTCAGCGCCTCGCGAACGCGCAGCGTGAGGTGGTGCTCGGCTTCGGCCTCTTCCGGCGAACCCGAGGCAAGCTGAGCCAGCGGCGGCAAGCCCGCGCGGGCGGCCAGGAAGTCGCGCGCCTGGCGGTGCGATTCCGGCATTGGACCCGACTGGCCGCGCGTCACTCGGCCGAAGCGGACGAATTCGACCAGTTGCAGAACGTCGCCGCCCACGCCGCAGCCGAAGCAGTACCAGCCCTGCTTGTCGAGCATGACATGGAGCGAGCGGCGAGTCTGACTCTTATGGTTCGGGCAATCGCAGAAAAGCGTGCGCGGCGACTCTTCGACGATGCGGCCGCCGAGCAGCTCGCGGGCGATCCCGCCAATGTCGAACTCAGTGATCTGGCGGTAGTAGGCATGGACATCGATCGACGTGCTCACGCGCGTGCCTCCGGTTCGAGCAGGAATGAAAGGAAGGTGTTGGGCCGGTCCACCTGCCGTTTGGCGGCGCAGTTCTGGATGCCCCAGCGGTCGCCGAGCAGGATGACGGATTCTCTTGCGCGCGTCACCGCCGTGTAGAGAAGGTTCCGGTGATGCATGAAGGAGTGCGACTTGTGGGCGACGACGATGGCGCACGGAAATTCCGAGCCCTGGACCTTGTGAACCGAGCAGGCATAGGCAAGCTGAAGGCGGCTGGCGGCGTCTGATCCAGGCTCGATTTCGACAACGGCGCCGTCGAACTCGACCATCAGCGCGCCCTTCGCGGTGGCTTCGACGACGTAGCCCACCGCGCCGTTCATGACACCCAGCTCGTAGTCGTTCCGCGTCTGGATGACCTTGTCGCCAGCGTGGAAGACGGGCCGGTGTCCGGAAGGGACATCCGGCACGTCGAAGCCGCGCAGCTTCTTCTGCAACAGCCGCTGGAGTGCAACGTTCAACTCGGCCGTCCCGAGCGGGCCCTTGTGCGTAGGTGTCAGCACCTGTACATCGCGCAGCAGATCGTAGCCGAGACGCTCGGCCAGAACTTCCTCGAAGAGCAAGAGCAACATCCGCCGCACGTCCTCGCGGTCGCTGAAGCGGTCGATGACGTACCAGGGCCGGCGGCCGCCGGTCTGGATATCCGCCGTCGGCCGCACATCGCCTGAGAGGATGGCGGTCGAGTTCTCCTTGAGCACGCCCGCCTGGCGGATGATCCGCGTCAGGATCGTCGTTGGGACTGCACGCGACTTGACCAGATCCCGCAGGAGGTTCCCTGGGCCCACGGGCGGCAACTGGTTGTGATCGCCGACCAGCACGACGGCCGTCTTGGTCAGATCGACTGCCTGGAACAGCCGCCAGGCGAGCGCGACATCGACCATCGACACTTCATCCACCACGAGGATGTCGGCCTCGATCGGATTCCGCGCATCCCTCGCGTAGGTGTGGCCGTTGAAGCCGAGCAGCCGGTGGATGGTGCTCGCCTCGTGGCCCACGACCTCTTCGAGCCGCTTGGCCGCTTTGCCCGTAGGCGCCGCCAACACGACCTTCCGTTCCAGCCGTTCGGCGATGCTCACGATCGTCGACACGGCGTAGGTTTTGCCACTGCCCGCGCCGCCGGTCATCAGCGAAATCGAAAAGGTGAGCGCGTTCCGGACGGCTTCCCTCTGTTCGGGAGTCAGCTCGCCTCCTTCGACGTCGAGCAGCGCATCGAGATCGGTCACCGCATGAGGGTTTGCCCGGCGCGCCTCTTTGAAGATTGCCGCCAGCTCCGTTTCCATGCGGTGGATCTCGGGATCGGCCACAATGAGGCGCTCGAATGTCTGCAAGACCAGAACGCCCTCAGCGACCAGCGCTTCCAGATGCCGCTCGATCACCTCCCGGCTGTCGAGCGTGTCCATCACCAGCATCGTGTTGGCGCGATCGAGCAGATCCTCGTACTCGACCCAGCAGTCGCCATCGTCGAGTGCACTGAGGACGCAATACTGAATCCCCGCGCGAATCCGCGATGGCAGATCCTTGGGCGTGCCCATCTTGCGGGCGATCTTGTCCACGCGCTTGAAGCCGAAGCCCGGAATCTCGCGCATCAGCACATAGGGGTCGCGCTCGAGAATCGCCACCGCTTGGCTGCCGAACTTCCCGACGAGCGTGGTGACCTGGTGATGCGTCAGGCCGTAGGCGGCCAGGTGCGACATCGCATGGTTGAAATTGCGGTTGGCGATCCAGATCCGCCGCAGTTCGCCGATGGTCTCGACCGGCACCTTGGCCACCGCCGCCACCGACTCAGGCTCGTTCCGGATGGCTGCATCGAAGCCGCCTCCGAATCGATCTGCGATCAGCCGCGCCTTGGCCGGGCCGATGCCTTTGATATCGGGATGATTGGCGAGGAAGTGGGCAAGCCCCTCGGGATCGAGTTCCAGGTCGTGTCCCAGGAACTCGGCCTCGAACTGGCGCCCGTACTTGGGATGCACGACCCAGCGGCCTTCAAGCCGCACGGCGTCGTGCTCGCGGACAAAGACCGTGCCCGCGAACTTCACCTCGCCACCATCGGGCGTCACCAGGCGGCCCGCGCTGAAAGTGGGGCTCGAGTAGAAGACCGCGTCGACGATGCCGCGGATCGACTCACGCTGATCCTTCATCGTCCCCACCTCTTCCACGCCGCCAGCAGGAAGGCTTGCGTGAAATGTCGGGCCGCCTGGCGGTTACCGCAGAACACGACCGGCACGCCGTAGTCGAGCAGGATCGAGAGCGTCGAGCCCACGACCGCCTCCGGCCGGGCCTCGCCGCGATAGCGTTTGCCGAGCACGTCCAGGAGTTCGGCCTCGACCACCACGCAGGCGGCACGGTACTGGCTCAGTCTGCGCAGCTCCTCCCGGAAGCGCCGCCTGCGGTGGATCAACGTCGAGACGAAGTCGTCGAGCGTCTTGCGCTCCACGGCCACCTGGTCCTCGAGCCCGCCGACGGAGTAGTCCCCGGCCTGGAGCGCCCGCCGCTCGGCGCTCGTTAGTCGGGGATCGAACGAGTAGGGCTCCTGCTCGCGCGAGTCGACGACGATCGTGGCCCGCGCCGCGTCAGAACGGCACAAGGGCGTCGTCGGCCTCCCGCCGAAACTTCGCTGCGTTCTGGCTCGTCTCGATGCGGCGGTTGAAGTAGATGTTCTCGCTGTCGCCCTTGGTGCGCTTGGTCACTTCCAGCTTCACGTCGAGCAGCCGGTCAAGGTGCTTCGGCAGATCCGACAGCCGCTCGAGATCGAGCCCGCACAGGTGCAGGTCGGTCTTGACGTACTTGAGCGTGTTCTGCGTGATGACGCTGTTGCGCCACATCAAGCGGTTCGTGAACTTCGGCGCAAGAATCCGCAGGGTCCACTTGATCATCGGGTTGCCTGAGGACTGGGCCTCGGTCAGCTCGACCTTGTCGACCGTCACCTGATACTTGCCGTCGGGCACGCTCTCGAAGTCGCCGCGCTCTTCGGGCTGTTCGGCCCGGAAGTCGTCATCGAACTGCGAAAGATCAATCGAATGTCTGCTCATGCTGGTGTCTCCTGTCGTGGGATTACTTGGCCTGCTTGGGGCCCGCCTGCGGTTTCGGCGGCGCGCCAGCGGCCGCCTGGAAAGCTTCGAGGAACTTGCGGTAGTCGAGGTCGATCGTCTCGGGCAGCCGCCCGGTGCGGTCGCCGGCTTCGTAGTAGAGGCTCGGCTTGGTGCGAATCACGCGCCGGATGATCTGCTCGCCGTCCGAGCCAGCCGATACGTCGAGATCGCAGTAAAGGACCATGTCGACCATGCCGAGCACGATCTTGCGCGCCTTCTCGGGCAGCGTCGGCACGATGCGCGTGTACTTGCCGGTGCGCGTTTCGACCTCGATCTCCTTGGCGTGCGAGATCAGGTACAGCCCGTAGGGCAGGAAGGCGAGCTTCGTCAGCACGCGCTGGAATTCGTTGTTGACGATCGCGTAGCCCTTGCCGTAGGCCAGGTCGGATTCGTGCTCGACCTTGTACTTGCGCAGGATGTACTCGGTGCAGAACTTATGGGCGTTGTCGACGGTGTCGACGATGATGGTTTTGAACGGGTGCTTGCCCTCGCCGATTTCGGCGCAGGCCGCCAGCAGGTCTTCCCAGGAGAGGATGGGCACCTGGAAGACCTCGAGGGCGTTCAAGCCCGGCTCGGTGGCGAGAAAGACGGCGCCGTCGGCTTGAGAGCAGAAGGTCGAGTTGTGGACGACAAAGTCGTTGGCCACGAAATTGTGCGTCTCCTCAACCGTGAGGTCGAACACGGGCGCTACCCGCGAGGGGCGGATCGAGGTCACGCGGTCGAACAGGATGGGACCGATCCTGTCGAGCTGCGTTTCGGCGGACCTCACTTGGTAAAGGTTCTGCCGCACTGCCTCCGCCTTGACGGCTT